TATTCTACAAGGGCTACTCTACACCGTTCCCACTGCTTGGACCGGCTGTTTTCATGCGCTCAGATGAAAACACGATGAGAATCTTCATGAACTCCTACAAGTCATGGTATAGTTATGTAGATATTCAGAATGTACCGGTTCAGAAGTGGTTCTATGTAGCGGTTGTCTTCCGTGCGAACACTCTTGAAGTCTATATCAATGGAAATCTCAAGGGTCGTATCCCGATGGAGAAGACATACCCTTACCAGAACTACCAGAATCTGATTGTATTTGGGCAGAGCAAGTTTAATAGTCGCACAACACTTGGTAATAAGGTGACCAATCTTCAGGGCGTTGAAGAAGATTTCATTGTTACTGGAACCATGGCGGGTCAACTCAGTCGTCTCTGTCACTACAGATATGCTCTCTCCTTCGCTGAAATCCAGGCTAATGCGAATCAAGGACCGAGTTCAACTGTGGATATGTCGACGACACAATCTGCGAGCTCATATCTACAGAACTCCCTTGTAGATTCATGGTATACAAGCTAATAATTGGTTAATTAAAAAGACTTTACTACTGGGATTATAAATTCCGATATTAAAGCCTCATGAAATAGAAGGGATAATGACTGGTGGCGGTCTATTAGGACTTGTAGCATATGGTTCACAAAATGTGGTTCTCAGTGGGAATCCAGATATGACCTATTTCTATAAGGTATTTCGTCGGTATACGCATTTTGCTATGGAGAATATTGCACAACAAATGGATGGTCCCGACCAACTCTTTTACGACCAGCCCATTAAAGTTCGATTCAAGATTCCGCGTATTGCTGAACTAGTGAGTGATATGTATTTTACATTTCAGTTACCCGATATTTATAGCAAATACATTTCGCCAAGAGTACGGAGCTATCAATATGAATTTCAATGGTCAAAATACATTGGGTGTGCACTCATTCAGAATGCCGCATTTTTCATAGGCGGTCAGAAAATCCAAGAGTTTGATGGATCCTATCTACTTGCAAAAGCACTTGCTGATTATAAAACGGATGAATTTGCTAAATGGGAACGGCTGGTAGGAAATGTCGCCGAGCTTGTGGATCCTGCGAATGGTATTTACGCCGGCGGTACAAATCAGACTGGATATCCAAATGTAATCCGTGACCCGAGCCGTCCACTTGGCTCACAGATAAATCGTCCATCTCTCTTTGGACAAACTATTCGAGTACCGCTCCCTTTCTGGTTTGCCGAGCATGCGGGTTCAGCCCTGCCTCTGGTGGGTCTACAGTATCATGAATGTGAAGTTCAAATTACTCTCAATCCAATCAACCAACTTTACACGGTGCTTGACGCATCAGGTTTTCGTGTAGCACCTGGTATTCAGACAAGTGCATCCTTAGCAAATATCCGTTCAAATCTTCCGGATTACACATCAATCGTTGATATTAGTGGGCAGGTTCGTTCTTTCTTAACCGATATGGGCGCAGATGTTCCTGCTCTGAATACATGGAATCTACAACCTACCATTGAGACAACCTATATTTATCTCGCAGAGGAGGAAAGGACACTCTTTGCGACAACACCACTTTCCTATTTAATTCACCAGCTTACATGGTATCCCTTTCCAACAATTTATACACGCCAAATATTGGATCTTGAAACACATAATCCGATTGAACGACTTCTTTTCGTTAATCGTCGTTCCGATACACTTCAATATCGCAACGATTTCAGTAACTGGACAAACTGGTGGAACTATCCTTCAACGCCCTATCTCCCTCCACCTGGAACTGTCCCGCTCCTAACACAAGCCTTTTCATCTGGTGTGCTAATACAGTTCGCACAACTACAGATTCTACAGGGTCTACGAGTTCTCTGTGATGGCAATGAAATCCAGGAGATAAAACCAATTGATTACTTTACAAAAATCACTCCCTGGAAGTACACATCAGGAAACCCTGGAGAAGTCTTACCAATCTATAGTTTCTGTCTACATAGTCCAGATTTTCAACCTTCTGGTTCGTTGAACTCAAGTCGTATTCGTGTATTTCAGGTTGAGGTAAATCCGTATACACTTCCACCAAATACGACATATGTGTACGATTTAACAATTTATGTTGAGTCAGTCAATTTTGTAGAATTTGCGTCAGGTATGGCTGGACTGAAGTATGCTCTATAAATAGGATGGGACAAGGAGCAAGTCGCATTATTGACAATGCTACATATAATCCCGATGTTCAACGTCAAAAAGCGGCGGACCAAAAAGAGGGCGCAAAGGTTCGTGATGAGTATCGCAATATACTTACAAATTTTCAAAAAGAGCTAGAAAAAGCTGTTATAGCTGGAGAAATTACACCCGAAGGAAGTACATTATTACAGGGTGTTATTGATACAGAAACAACTTGGTTGAAAAATAATCCGAATGCTTTGGCAGACACAATCTACGCAGAGATCCAAATATACAATGATGCATTATCGGCACAAGTAAGTGCTGACAGAATACGTATTGTTTTTTTTAATGCACTTAAGCTCTGGAACTACATACTTCTTCAACTGCAGAATCAGAATTTAATCTCTGAGGACAAAGCAGAAAAATTCCAAAAAGTACTTGACCAAAATCAAGTATGGTATACTAAAAATCTAAATTCATCTCTTGAAACACTTCAAGATCAAATCGCAACTATCGTAACAAGCGCTGAGTCTATTCTAAATGAACCAGCTGCGATTCAAAAGATACAGACTGAAGCACAAGCAAGCGCAACTAAATCTTCAGGTAATCTTGATAAATTAATTGCCGACGCAGCAGCAGCAAAGGCTGAAAGAGATAAAGAAGAAGCATCAAAGTTTAGTGGCGACCGTGTTAAAAAGAAGGTCTGGGACCAAACAATGTCTGGAATTCAAACGATGCTCTACGTAGTTATAGGTCTCTATACAGGTTCCCTTGTAGCCAATGATTCACTTGTCCGTCCTCTCTCAATTCGCGTAGTCTATTTTATCTATGCTGCAATTTTCTGGTTTGTTGTACTTCCCTATTATATCTATCGTTCATTTACACATTATCCACCCTTTATGGGCTCCTATCTCTTCCCCCTCTATTCATATGATCCTGGTGAAGTGTCAAAAGAGTCATTTTTCGAAATGCTTGTATGGTACAAAGATGTTGCGCCGATTCAAAAAGCAAAGGATGAATGGCAGGCTGCGGCAGATGCGATGCTTGCTGCGCAAAAACCAATAGGTTAAACGTAAATCGCGATAAACTTTACAGAATGACCCCTATTGTAAGTGTGATTACACCGACTTACAACAGGAGACGATTTATACCATATTTGATTCGTTGTTATGAGAGTCAAACATTTAAGAAAGACTCCATGGAATGGATTATTCTTGACGATGGTCAGGACAAAGTACGTGATCTCTTTGAAGCTGCTGCGCAACGTATTCCAAATATTCGCTATATTCCTCTTGATGAGAAGCTTACAATTGGAGAAAAGCGTAATCGCTTGAATGATGAAGCAAAGGGGTCTATTATTATTGCGATGGATGATGATGATTATTATCCGCCTGAACGAGTGAGTCATGTAGTTACACGATTTGCGAACCATAAAGATATTAATCTCGCGGGAAGTTCAGAAATCTATATGTATTATTCAGATGTTAAACAGATTTATAAACTGGGACCGTATAATGCGAACCATGCTACAAACGGAACAATGGCGTGGCGAAAGTCTTACGCAAATGAACATCGGTATGATGATACAGTGACGCATGCTGAAGAACGTTCTTTCTTAGAAGATTATAAACACAAGATGATTCAACTGGATCCTTTTAAGGTGATGCTCGTAATGAGTCATAGTGAAAATACATTTGATAAAAAGAAGATGCGTGAAGATGTAGGAAAAAATCCTTTTATTGCAAAGACAACTCTTAAGATAAAGGATTTTATTAAAGATTCAGACATGCGAACTTTTTTTGCGAATGCCTAAAGTTCCCTTTGACACGCTGTTTAGTGGGAATGCTTCATAACGCGGATGTTTTTACAGACCTTTTCAATAGACCGTTTGTAAATGGACTTACCGCAGATTCACCTATGATTGACCAACCTGCTAGTATTCGAGTACCTTTACGTGCTCATCAGCGTACAGTTATTCATCAAATGAATACACTTGAACAGTCAGTTCAAAAAGGTCTTGATGTATCAGGTGAAAAACTCTTCAGTCGATATGCAATTTTAGGTGATTCGGTGGGTGTTGGAAAATCATTAATGGTGTTAGGGCATATTGCGAGTAAACGGAACTCCGTGCCTCTTTTTTCATGTAATAGTCTAAATACGGAGTCAAATCCGAATCTCTATAGTCTTAAAACAACTACCTATACAGATCTTTCAAACTCTCCTGCTCTTCTTATTGTACCTCATACACTGTATCGCCAATGGGAAGAATATATTGATAAACAAACAACTCTTGAGCCTTTTTATCTGCGTAGTAAACGGTCTCTTGATTCAAAACTATTTATAAAGAAAATGATGGAGTCTGATTTTGTACTTGTAAGTAATACACTCCTCGGAAAACTTTTAGAGCAGACGACAGGTAAACTCTATTTTTCGCGAATTTATATTGATGAAGCGGATAGTATTTATATACCAAGTACACAGCCATTTCCAGATGCAAGTTTTATATGGTTTATATCAGCTTCATGGGCAAATCTTATTTTCGAAAATGATAGGATTTGGTTGTCTCATACAAATGTTCAACGAATTATGTCACGACCTGAGTTTCCTACATATGACCCCTCGTTTCAATCGCAGTTTGCCGAAGCATTTGTTGGGGGTAGAGGATTTTTTTCACGATATACCGCTCGTTCTGGACCTTATTTACGTGATTATTTGCGCAATCATCATCCATTTCGTTCCCAGATTGTACTAAAATGTAGGGATTCCTTTATTCAAGAATCTATTTCTCTCCCACCACTATTTACAGAAACAATTATCTGTGAGCCGAGCCTCGCTCAACGAATTCTTTCTTCTGCCGTTCCTAGTAATATACAGAATCTATTAAATGCTGGTGATATTACTTCCGCACTTACAGCACTTGGTGTTCCTTCAGAGTCTCCTATGAATCTTATCCAGGCAGTTACAGAAAATCGGCAAAAGGAACTCAAGCGCCTTGAACGCCTCTATATCTTCAAATCGGAAGAAGAGTATGCATCACCTCAAATAAAGGAACAGGCGCTGGCAAATTTACAGAGTAAGATTAATGGTTTGAAAGACCAGATTCAAAGCATTAAAGAGCGGATTGAAAATTATAAAAAGGAGATATGTGCTATTTGTTTTGATGAACCACAGCAGGCAGTTTTGACACCATGCTGTTCTCGTATTTTTTGTGGCGGTTGTATTTTAATGAGTCTCAGTCGTATTCAGGGATGCCCAATGTGTCGTTCACCTATTCAAGTAAATACTCTTCAAGGAGTATCTGAACTGGTTGCGTCTCGACCGGTTACTACGAGGGTAGCACCACCCAAGAAGATTGATGCCCTACTAAATCTAATACGGTCGCATCCTACCGACCGGTTTCTAGTATTTAGTCGGTATGAAAATCCTTTTCGGCTTATGCAGGATACTCTTGAAGCTGAACGGATTACAGTCGAGACGGTAAAGGGAAACAAGGATGTTATTAATAATGTTCTCCATAAGTTTGATAGTGGTGAATCACGAGTCTTACTTCTAAATTCAAATCACGCAGGTGCTGGTCTGAATATCACATCAGCAACCTATGTGGTTCTATGGCACGCTATGACGACTGAGGAGGAAAAACAGATTCTGGGACGTGCTTACAGGATGGGACGGACATCGCCGTTAAATTTTGTAAAGTTGGTACATCCTGATGAAGTGCGCAGTTAAACCTGCGCACCAGCCCCCTTGCGGGGGAGGTTCGGAGCTGAAACAGGTCTTTAATTACCGCGTTCCATAAATAATGTATCCGCAGTTGCTGTATTAAATCGTAGATTATTCAAGCGCCGTTTTCTGTCAATCTTGAGACCTTCTCCTAGAAGTAACTCCAGATCGGCTCCCATTGAACTTAGACGAATGGGTATTCCATGAGAATCTGAAAGTTCACATAAGAGTTTCCAAGCATTGAACATACCTGACTGTCGGGTAAGAACAGATGTATATCGCATACCAGCTGCTTCAGGCATTACAGCATCCTCCATATGCGGATATCGCTCCGTTAAATGAAGACCCAAATTCTTGAGTTTAAGCGCATGAGAAAAGGGGAGAAGATTCCAACATTGATAGAAAAATGCCCAATAGTCAGCACGATCCGATTCAGCAAGTGAATCAAAGAGTTCTAGATACACATTCCAAAGCTCCTTATGATCACGTCCAGTAGCTAAAAGACGTTCGGGCAGATTCTCAGCTGCGACAAGTCCCGCGAGATTTCCCTCATTATTTTCAATGTCAAGTTCAATCCAACTATGCCATGGATTCCAGAGACACCACCACGCAATAGGAAGAACACCTTCAGGAAACTCACTTAGCTCAGTTTCCTCTTCAAGACCTGCTACATAACGTTTCAATGCTCGAAGATCACCAGAGAGTTCACTTCCTTTTTCCCAACTCGGCGGAAGACTACATTGAAGCCATTTCTCAACAATTCCACGCGGAGCTGGACCCACTTCAAAGGTTGTACAGAGTTTTGAGATTTGTAGGAGTGACCGATTTTCAAGACTATTACTAATGAGAATCAATGGATTTCCAGGATTTGCGTTAGTCCAGCTACGAAGATAGCTTGTAAGTTCCGATAATCCACCCTTTTCACCTGAACTCAATCCATCAATTTCATCAAGCAAGACACCGATGCCCCCCTTCTTTCCAGTACTCATCTGTTCCAGTACACCACCCTGGCAAAGAAGTGGTAGAATTGTCTTACGAAAGGAGGTGCCAGACCGTGTGTGGCTCGCATTGAATTCGACAACCTTGAGCCCATTCGCATGAAAAAGGCGATACGTTAGTGTTGTTTTTCCTACGCCAGGTGCTCCATATAGCAACGCTGCCGCGGTAGGACGTTTCTCAATCCAGGTCTGAAGCTTTGCTTCAAGTTCGGGATGTAGACAGACGTCTTTTGTCTGCATTCTAGTGTTTCTCTATCCTTCGTCTTAAACCATTTTAATCTAAAAAGTGGGAAAGGGCGGTGAAATATTCGCAGCTGAAATGCCATCATATATACCTTCCCATGTAAGTGATGATGCTAATAGAGAGGGTTGATAGAGAGTTGCAGTATTTGTTCTTGTTAAACGTAGAAAATTTCCAGTTTGGCTTGTATCCACAACACTTGAGTCTGTAAACCGTGTTAACTTGCTCACTCCCATTGCATCTACGCAATAATAGTTCGCACCGACTTGTTTCAAGCTGAGGAAATCCGGACAATAGTTAATCTGAGGAGGCCAACTCTGTGTTGTGGATGTCGCACCAAAAAATGTAGTATTCAAGCGGAGACCATTAAACCAACGCATACCAAAAAAGATAAAGGTCGCAAGGGCGGCAAGTAAGAAGCCCGCACCAGCATAGAACTTACCTGTTTGTAAAAAGTAATAGGGTACACCTAGACCGACTAATGCGGCAATTAAGATATAAAGTATAAGACTGAAATCGATACCGAGATCCATCTA